CACCCCACCACCGGCAGTCATGCCAGAGCTCCCCTTCCTTGCGGCGCCGACGCGTCGCACCCAGCTGGTCACGGCGACGATCGGAGAGGACACCTACAGCCTGGAGTTCCCGGTCTACAGCTCCCTGCGGGCCGGCGAAGAAATCCAAATCCGTGACAGCGACTACCAGGCCGCCGTCTACCGGGAGAGCAGCCACCTCGCTGACGCCCTGGTGGCTGAAGGCACCGAAGAGACGGAGGCACAGCGCCTGGCGATCCGTTGCCTCTCGACACGGCTGGGGATCCCTGTGCCACTGGAGGCTGCCGAACAGCGCATCCTCCTGCGCCATGCTGACCTGGTGGCCCGGATCCAGGCGACGCTATCGGCCGAGTACGCGCAGCAGGTCCGGCGGACCGTGACGGCCCTCATCGCCCACCGCCTGCCCGGTTGCCGGGACTGGACTGAGGCGGACACCGATGCCAAGGTGCCCGGCCCCCTGCGAGACGCGATCGCCGCCTTCGCCGATCAGGAGCGCAACGCCAACCAGCCGCAGCGCACGCCGGAGGAGCTGGTCGAAACCATGGTCGAGACGCTGGGAAAGCTCGGGCCAATGGCGGCCGACTCCCAGAGCCCACCGACTGGGGAGCCCTCTACTGGCGCTGTCGAGAGCTCTGGCCCGATGCTCCCGAGTTCAGCCCCGAGCGATTCGCCAGCCTCACCACGGCCTACATCCTCCAGGCGATCGAAGAAGGCACTCGGCGCCGCCTGAGCCAGCTTCACGACGCAGAGCGGCCCATCGCCTGGCTGCATCAGACCCTCATTGCGGTCAATGCCACCGAACGCAGCTCCGTGCCGTCGGTCGACGACCTGTGCCTCTACCGCGTCCGCGAGCCCGACGAAGCGCCACCGGCAGAAGCCGGCGCGGCGATGCTGGCGCTCATCGCCCAGCGGCAGTTCCCCGGCTGGGCGCTCTGCTTCTACGAGGCGCTCGAAACCTCCGGCCGTGGCCAGCCTGCCCCGCCAACCCTGGCCCTGGTGGCTGACGATGCGATCCTGCTGGCGCCGAGATTCACGCCGGGCGGCTGGACGGGCTTCCTGATCGCAGAGGGTCCGGCAGCGGGTCAGCCTCGGGCGTTTCATTCGCCGGAGCAACCGGAGGTTGTGACCTGGCTAGCTGTTCCCGTCGCGCCTGAGCCAGGCGCAGTGTGGGCGGCGGCAGCTGCATCTCTGCCCACTCTGCCGCCTCCCGATAGACCCGATTGACGGCTAGTTCAGCCTCTAGGACGCTGCGGAAGTAGCCGAGCGAGTAGCGGCGCCCACCCCACCAGACACGGGCCTGGAAGGGCCTGCGTGGATTGGCCTGCGGGACGAAGGACACCCCGCGGGGATAGGCGCCTGACACGGCTTGCGGTGGGTAGGTGCTGTCAGTGTTCCGGCCCGATCGTCAAGCCACGGGGCCGGCTTGTGCATGTCGGGACTGCTGACGGGAAGTCCACAGGATCCCGTCATGGCGCAGGTCTATTCGCAGGCCTACGGCTACAACTTCTACATGCAGCTCATCAAGAAAGATGCGCTGGATTTCGCTGATCTGAACCTCGGTGGCCTTGGTGCCGGGAAGTTCATGGACATCAGCACCCTGGCCAGCAACAGTGCCGCTGTGACCAAGGTGGGCACCGTCGCGACTCTCGGCATCGGCTTTGGCACCAACAAGGCCACCACGAAGGCCGCGCTGGCCTCCAACGTCGTCACGCTCACCTTTGCTGCTGCGCACGGCTTCACGGTCGGTCAGACCATCGTGGTGTCCGGCTTCACCGGCGCCTTTGCTGGCATCAACGGCAAGGCCACGGTCGCCAGCGTGACCACCAGCAGCCCCTTCACTCTGACCTACGCGCTGACGGCTGCCAACATCGCCGAGGCGTCTGTAGTGGGCTCCGTGCTGCCGGCCCTGGCCCTGGACGGCACCGACACCCCCATCCGCCTGCTGGGCCTCACCAACGCCGCCCCGCAGGAGGGTGAGAACGAGGAAACCGTCGTCACCTACGACGACGAGGCGAAGTCGTTCGACACCTCCATTGCCACCAGCAAGAGCTTCAGCTGGACCCTGGAGGGCGTGACCGATCACAGTGATGCGGCCTACAAGCTGCTGCGCCTAGCATCGAAGGAATCGGTCCGCGAGGGCCTGATGATCAAGTACGCCCGCGTCGGCCCTGTCGGCAAGACGGAGACCACGTTCGGCTTCGGTCGCATCACCGGCTTCAACGAGACCCCGCCTGCTGGTGGGATCGTGAAGTGGAGCTCTGGCATCAAGGCCTACGGCCCCTACGAGCTGGAGTTCTGATCAGCGCCTGCTGAGTTGGCCCCTGCCGGTTCGCCGGTGGGGGCCTTCTGCTGCGGGAGCGTCGCGCGCGCCTGCGCCATGGCGTAGGCGCGTTGGGCGATGCCCCAGTCGAGGACCTTGTGGGCGATCTTGCGCAGGGCCTCCACATCACCCGGGCCGGCCTGGTTGATCATCCGACGCCAGTTCTCATGGGTGAACTGTTCGTTGAGAGGCAGGGCCATGACGGTGGGGCGGTTGGGGGAGGTTGCCGGAAACCTGAGGGCATGACCCTCCCCGCCACCGCCCAGGCCATCTACGACCTCCTGGTGGCCGATGCGGTCATCTCCCAGGGCCTCGGCACCTACACCTTCACCGACGGCGCGCAGATTCCCGCCATCGCGGTGTTGTTCGCCGGGGAGCACCTGCCGCCCGGCACCACGGTCGAGGGGGTGGAGGTGACCATCACGGCCCTGCCCAACGGCTACGGGCCGCAGCTCACCTACAGCAGCACGATCCTGAACCCCACCTGGCGGATCTACATCGCCGGCTGGCAGTCGGCCGCCACCCTGCAGGCCATGGCGCAGCGGATCATCGCCCTCCTGCCCGGCGCCACTGCAACACCGCTGCAGGGTGATCCGCCGGGTGAGGGGATCGGCGTTATTGATCAGGTCGTCGTGGCCTGGACCAATCCGACCCTATCTGTGGAGGCCTGATTCATGGCTGACTACACCGTCACGCTTGATGCTGACTTCAGTCAGGTCCTTGCCGGGTTCGCGAAGGTCGGCCAGACCGCCAAGCAGACCGGCGATCAGATGGGGAAGGGCCTCAGCGATGGCCTGACCACCGCCAACGCCAACATCGACGCCCTGAAGGCGCAGATCCGGTCCCTGGTAGCCACCCGCGCCACCTTCAAGGTGGACTCGGCGGAGTTCAAGACCGCGCAGCAGCAGATCGACCTGCTGCAGGGCAAGCTGGCCCAGGCCCGCGGCGAGCGGCTCCGGCTGCAGGTGGATGCGTCGGCGGTGGGGGCGGCGGCGGGTGAGCTGAAGAGGCTCGGGGATGCCGGCAAGCAGGTGGGACAGGGCGGGGTCGCGCTCAAGGTTGAGACCCCAGGCCTGCCGGAAAGCACCGACGGCTTCCGCCTCCTCGATGGCGTTGTGCAAGGGGTGGCGTTCAGCCTGTCGAACTCGGTTGTCAATGCGGCGGGTGCTGCATTCCAGGCGCTGCAGTCGGTCGTCACTCAGTACGCCGCGCTTGATACCGAGCTGCGCAAGGCTGCCGCCGCCAGTGGCGAGGCCGGCGCCTACGGCGAGCTGGCAGCAATCGTCGATCAGGTCGGCATCGACGCAGCCGGCACCACTCAGGAGGTCGCGCAGCTGGTCACCGAGCTGTCCCGCTCCGGCATGACCGTCGATCAGGTCAAGGGCAGCCTCGCGGCGATCGTTCGCGGTGCCGAAGCGACCGGCACCAGCTTCGACCGAATGGGGTCAATCGTGGCCGCCACCCTTAAGCAGTTCGGCCTGCCGGCATCACAGGCGACCCGCGTGGTGGATGCCCTGACCCAGGGCGCCAACGCTTCCGCAGCCAGCGTGGAGGGCCTCGGCTACGCCTTCAAGTACGCCGGTCCGGTGGCGAAGACCTTGGGCCTGTCGGTTGAGGATCTCGGCGTCGCGGTTGGCCTGTTGACCAACGCCGGCATCGACGCCTCAGAGGCTGGCGTCACCCTGCGGAATGGCCTCTCGAAGCTGGCCAGCGCTGCACCATCAACCGGCAGCGGGGTGCAGAAGCTCTCGGGGCAGGCTGCGGAAGCCGCCAGGGCGATGAAGACCCTCGGCGTGGACATCTACAACGCCGACGGGACACTTAAGCCCATGCGGCAGACCCTGCTGGCACTTAAGGGCGCATTCGACAAGTTGGGACCGGCCGCGAAGATCCGCCTGGCATCGAGCATGTTCGGCGGGGAGGATGACGGGACGAAGTGGGTCGCTCTGCTGGATCAGAGCACCACGGAGATCAACAAGATGGCCGATGCGATGGCCAACACCCGCGGCGCCACGGATCGCAACCGCGACGCCATGCAGGGCTTCGAGCTGAAGCTGAAGCAGCTGGACGGCACCCTCGGCAGCATCGGTAACACCTTCGGCAAGGTCGCAGCCGGCGCGCTAATGCCCCTGCTGGACGCGGCCAACGCCGTCATCGGTGTGATCTCCGGCATGCCGGGCCCCGTCAAGGACACCGCCGCCGCGTTCATCCTGCTATCTGGTGGTGTGGCTGCAGCGACGGCAGCTGTGGTGATCTATCAGCGCGTGATGGCGTCCGCGATCGGACAGAAGGCCATCGCCGAGATCATCGCGCTCGGTGGTGCATTCCGCGTCGCGCTCGCCGGTGGCATCAAGGCCGCTATCGCCAACTTCCCGGCCCTGCTTGGTGGCCTGGCGACGCTGGCGCTGCGGATCGGCTATGTCGTGGTGGCCTACGAAACCTTTCGAGCCATCACCGGTGCATCCGATCGCGTCGGGAAGGGATTCAACGAGCGAATCAAGGAAACACAGAAGGCGCTTGATAGCGTCACGCCAGCAGCGGAGAGGGCATCAGGCGCGATCAGTGGCATTGGCAAAGGCGACAACCGCAACCTTCTGCAACTGCTCAACTTCGTTGAGAACTTTTCTCGTGCCGCCGACCTGAACACCATCCGGGGACAAACGGAGCAACTGCAAAGCGCATTCACCGGCGTTCAGCAGCAAGCGCTCAAGACCTTTGAGGCCCTGAAGACCGCCACCAGCCTGACCGGTGAGCAGCGGAAAGACATCAACGACCGCATCAATGCTCTCAAGGTTGTCAAGGAACAGGCCGATTCACAGGCCAAGGCCTACAGGGACTTGGCGGACGAATACCGCGCCGCCGGCAAGAACGACATGGCGGAGATTGCCAACCGCAACGCCAACGCCATGCAGGTTGAGGTGGACACTTCCACCCGGCTGATCGCTGGCCTGCAGGGCATCCAGGTCCGCACCGAAGGCGTCAACGCCGTCACATCACAGGCGGTCAGCCTGACGGAGCAGCTCACGGCGGCCACCAGGGAGCGGATCCAGGCAGAGCAAGCCGTCGGGGGACTTGATGGCCGGTTGGCCGCTGGTCAGGCCCTGCTGGGCGTCACCCAGGCGATCGGAGAGGCTGAACAGGCCCGGTTCAGCATCACGAAAGCGGGGCTGGAGCTGGAGCTGAAGCAAGCTCAGGCCCGTGGCGCCGGGGAGGGTCAGCTGGAGGCCATTCGGCTCCGCATCGCTGCCAGTGATCGCGAGGCCCTCACCGCGCGATTCCGTGCCCTGGTGCGAGAGCAGGAGCTGCAGCGGTCCCTGCTGGCGCTGGAGCAGGAGAAGGCGCGGATCCAGGCCAATCAGGAGCTGAGCAGCGCCAGGGCTGATCGGCTGCAGGCAGAGGTTGAGCTAAGCAAGGCCGCCAGCGAGGAGGAGAAGCGCAAGATCAGCCTGCAGATCGAGGGCATTGATGCGCAGATCACCGGCCGAGAGCGGGCCCTGGCCCTCCTCAACCAGACCCAGCCCCTGGAGCGCAAGGCCGCTGACCTGCAGGCCCAGACCGCACGCGCAGGCCTCCAGTCACAGGCGGCACAGGACGGCTACCGCATCGCCACCAATGGCTCCCTGGTGGCCATCAATGCCGTGGCGCAACGGCAGCAGCGCGTGGCGGAGTTGACAGAGGTCTCCCGGCGCGTCGAGCGCGAGGTGAGCCAGCAGCGGCTGAGCAACGCCGAGGCCCTCTCGGCCGCGCTGCAGGCCATCGGTGGGCTGGAGCAGAGCCGCTTCGACGTAGTCCGCTCCGGCCTGGAGTTCGAGCTGCAGAAGGCGCAGGAGCGCGGCGCCAGTGAGCAGGAGCTGGGGGCCCTGAAGGCGCGCATCGCCCAGCAGGACCGCGCCGCGATGGATGCCCGCTATCAGCAGCTGCAGCGCGAGCAGGAGCTGGAGCTGGCGATCCTGGCGATCAAGCAGCGGCAGCAGGCCCTCGAAGCTCAGCGGGCCGTGGCGGTGTCAGAAATAGACCTACGGGCGGCGCGAGCTGTACTGAGGGGGGCGCTTGCAAAGGGCGACGCCAACGCGATCGACGCCGCTGAGGCCTTGGAGGCTAAGCAGCAGATCCTCCTCCAGGGCGAGCGGGAGAAACTCAGCCTCACCCTGCAGGGGCAGTCTGCTGAGCGCGCTGCGGTCCTGCTGCGGCAAGGTGCTGCCGACAACGCCATCCGGGCTGAGCAGGCGGCCAAGGGGTACGCCGTCGCACAGGAGAACAGCGGCGCTGCATCGCAAGCGATCCTGGCCGTCAACCAGTCGATCGCTGGCGTCCTGCAGGGGAACGCCGCCCTGGCCGGTCGCGCCATGCAAGACACCCAGTCAGCACAGCTCTACGTCGGGCAGGCCGCTGATGGCTCCATCGTCATCGCCAACAACCTCGGTGATGCGTCCGCCGCGGCAAGCAGCATCAAAGACCTTGACCTGGCCGGCAAGTTCTCCGCCGTTGCATCCAGCATGGGCCAAGCCGCCACTCAGGCGCAGGCGTTCTACAGCTCGCTGAAGGCAGCCGCTGCCCTCCCTGGCGCCCGCTGGTCTGGTGGTCCGGTCGAGGCAGGCCAGGAATACCGGATCAACGAGCTGGGGCAGGAGGCCTTCCTCTCTGCAGGCCGCCTCAGCCTGATCGATGCCCCGGCAAACAGCATCTGGCGCGCGCCGTCGCCTGGCGTCGTGATCCCCGCCGGTGTCACGGCACGCCTGCAGGCTCAGGGCCGCGCGCCGGTCGCCGTGAGCGGGGCCGGTGGCGGGGCCGGCGTGGCAGAGCTGGCAATCGAGGTCGGAAAACTCAGACAGGAGGTCGGCAACCTGGCCCGCCGCGACTGGTCGGTTCACGTTCAGCAGCGCACGGGGCCCACAGGTGCTCAGGTCCTCCGCCGCCTCCTCTGAGCTGACCCATGCCCGTCACAGTCGGCTCCCTCACGCTCTCCCGGTTGCAGGAGTTCCCGTTCGCCCATGGTGGCGACAGCCTCACAGGTCAGACCGCCAGGCGCTGGCCCGTAAAGGCGCTCTGCACCCCGGCCGAGTGGCTGCAACTGGACGGGATCTATGCCGCATGGAGGGCCTCGCGCCTGAGCGATCCCGACACCATGGTGTCACTGGCGATCGGCTCCACCGTCAACACCTCCGGCCAGCTCTGGGGGATGACCTGGAGCAACGTGGCCGCCTGGTTCACCGTGCCGCCGACACCCACCGCTGCCGGCGACTACGTGTCGGTCAGCTTCGAGCTCGTGGATGCCGCGCAGCAGCTGGCGGTCATGCTCCGCAGTGACGCGATCGCGACGGAGGTGCAGGACAACGAGAGCACTTATGGCACCTACTCCCTGGGTGGCGTCACCCTCAACCTCACCGCGCAACTGAACGACTACGACGACGGCCCCACCGCAGAGATGACCGCCGGTGGCACGCACGTCATCAAAGGGCCTCTGGCGGCCAGCCGGATCCGGCGAGTGCAGGGCTGGACGCACACCGCCAACGCCGGCACCACCATCCGCGGCTGGTACGAGCAGCAGATCGCCACCCTGCCGGCAGTGAACGCCGCATGGCCGATCAGTCCGCCACGGATCGAGCAGACGCCGGTGATCGTCAGCGGCGCGCGGGTCACGCGCTACCTCGTCTCTATTGACCTGAAGGAGATCCGATGACCGTTGATCTCCGCGCCATCGTCGCCTGCGACTTGGGCCACCTCATCAGCGGTGATGTCGGCAGCAACCACATCAGCGACCGTTCCGGGCTGGTGATGACTTCCGGCCGGCTGACGATCGAAGGCCTGCTGTCGCCCGCCCGCGGGACTGCCGTCAATCTCCTGGTGGCCTGCCCGCAGTTGAATCGGGTGACGCGGTTCCCGAAGGTGCTGCGGGTCATCCGCGCCACGTCCTACCCGCTCGACAACAGGACGGAGGTTGAAGTCGGCTGCATGCTGACCCTGATGAAGGAGCGGAAGGACAAGGCCACCTATTTCGCCTCCGGCAGCAACCCGCTATCAGCCCAGGCGCTGCTCACGCATTGCCTCGCAGCCATCGGCGTGACGTTGACGCCGGGCACGCGATCACTCACGCGCAGCTACCTGCTATCGCAGGTGGACCTGTCGCAGGGTTATGCGCAGATCATCGGTGATCTCATCCGCTCAGAGAACTGCGTCGGGCGCCTGCGGCCGGATGACACTCTGGAGATCATCGACATCAGCCTGAGTCAGGGCCGGCCCGGTCCGGTGCTGACAAAGGATGATCTAGTGAGCATCGAGCCGATCAGCGGCGGGCAGGATCCACCGGACCAGTTCACCGTCACCTACAACGCCGTCGAGCGGCAGCCGGGCGACTCGTCAACACCGGTGCTGCCGGATTCGTACTGGACCACAAGCACGACGTACTCAGATCCTGATTACGTTTACATTCGATACACCGACTTTCAGGGGCAGGATCAGGCCTTTGCTTACTCAAATGCTGCAAGGACGGAAAGCCAGACCAGATACGAGGCAATCGAATACACCGACGCCGACGGCAAAAAGCAGAAACAGGAGGTTGCAACGTACAAGATCGACACAAAATACTCTGCCGTCGGCGCTATCAACTCCGGGTTTCTGTCTAGCACGCTGAGGTACAACCTCAGGCCTGTTGACTTCTCCGCTAGCGCGGCCGGCATCGGCGTGACATGGTACACATACAACGTCACGAAGGATGGGCCGGTTCTGTCCACCGAAGCCACGGAGCAGCGAGTTTCAGAGATGGAGTTTGCCGGGGGCATGAGCATCCCGGATTACGTCAAGATTCAGGAGAACGGATCGGCTTTCGCTTACTACGTGCCTAATTACGCCACTTCTGGCATAGTCACGACGCGCACGGTGGTGAAGTATGAAACCGTCACCGTACCCATTGCTGGTGGACTAGAGCGCACGAAGACAAGAACCGAAACCAGCCGATGGATAAGCCGTGGCCTCACCCAGGAGGGCCAGCAAGAGTTTCAGTGGGCACTGAAGGACCGCGCTGATAACGACATCGTGCCGGGCCTGGTTCAGCAATACCAATCCCTCCGGTACGAAGGCACCGAGGTATCCACCAGCGAAGGAAAGCCCGCAGTCCCATCGCGCCCGCTCCCCCAGGAGGCGACCGCCGCCGCAATCGGTGGGCAGTCCACCAGCAGCAAGACGGCAACCGGCACCGTTCTCTACTCCGCTGGTCAGTCGCCGATCGACGCCATCACCACAACGGCCACCTATGACATGCCGTACTGTCCGGATGACATCAGCACGCCGGGCACTGCGCAGGCCGCTGCGTTGGCGTTCGGGCAGAGCGAGGCGGCGCTAGATGTCGGGCATGCGTTCGGCTACAACATCGTCACCAGCTTTGATCGGCTGCCGACACTGGAGCTGTCCACGGTCTACGTCCGCCTCGCCGGCATCGAGGTCGCATTCCTCACCGACAGCCTGTCATACGCCTTCGATGCCTCCGGCATGGTGGTCAGCTCCGATCTGATGCTGCTTGGCGTGAGCGGCTACTACGGCGCCACAGCACCCGCCACCAGCTGGATTCGCCTTGCATCCTCGCCGTCGGCGCTGCCGCAAGCTCCGACGCCATCAACGAGCGTGGCGATGAAGGCGAACAGCATCAGCTATCCCGTCGGCGGCGTGGACCCGCGCAACCCTGGCGCCGTGTTCGCGCTGCTGGGCAATACCGGGGCCGACACCTTCGGCACCTATCAGGGCACGCCCCAGCTGGTCGGCCCCACGCTGGAGCTGGACGCCTTCGCCCTCGCCGCTGGCCCCACGGTTGACGTGGCGGACTTCAACTATGCGCTAGACACTGGCACTGATGTCGTTGACCTGGCAACAGGTCCGGTGGTGGAGTTTGCATGGGTTACGACCATTGCAAGCCCTGCAGCGACAGTCGCCCTGACGCCGTTCGCACCGGCGATCAGCACAGGCGCGCGCGTGGCAGTACCTGCCGCCGCCTTGCAGGTCGAGGCTGCGGCTCCCGCTGTGGCAAGCGGCGCCACCGTGACAGTGCCTACTGCAGCTGTCGTCGTGGCTGGCGCGGCTCCCGACCTGGTGGGCCGGCAGAAGACCATCGTCAGCGTCCCAGCCGCAACTATCGAGCTGGCGGCAACTGCTCCGGTCATCCGGCGCGGTGCTGGTGTGCTGGTGCCAGCGGCAAACATCGCACTTGCAGCATCGGTGCCCGTGATTCAGACCGGAGCTGTCGATCCGAATTACGCCAACGTCTCTCTGTTGCTGCACATGGACGGCAGCAACGACAGCACCACATTCACCGACAGCGGGCCTAATGCCCTGACGGTTGAGGTTGTCGGCGGCGCGAAGATCACCACAGCAAACAAGAAATATGGCACCGGCGCACTGACTACTGCAGTGAGCGGCGGCTATCTGCGCATCGCCTCAAACGGTGTCTTCAACATGGGGACATCACCGTTCACGATTGAGTTCTTCACATACTGCTCGGATCAGAGCAATGTCTACGCCGCGCTGATCGGCAATGCGTCGTCGTGGGGCACCAACGCCTGCAGTATCAGATTCGATGACACGAACGGTCCCCAGCGCTTCCTGGTGGCGTGCAACACGTCAACCGGCGGGACCACGCTCTTCAGCACAAGTTCGACATACACCTTCAACCAATGGAGGCATGTGGCCGTTGTTCGCAATGGAACCGCCATGCAAATCTATGTGGATGGCCAGCTGGCCGGTAGCGCGACGATCTCCGCGTCTGCTCAGTTCGACTGGTCTGCTGGCGGATACTTCTACGTCTGCTATTCCTTCGACGGCGCCAACAGCAACTCCAGAGAGATCACGGACGAGATCCGTGTTACCAAGGGGATCGCGCGCTACACCAGCGCATTCACGCCACCGGCTGCAGCGTTTGCCGATCGGTGACACGGAAACCTAGGCCACTAGGTCTAGCCCGCCGTGCCTGTCACCATCAGCCTTTACAACCACACCGCGAAGCTGTTCGCTGATGGCAGCAACGCTGCCGGTGACACATACAAAGTCCGACTGATGTCGGCGGCGACATTCAACGCCACGCACACCACCTTGGCGGCCACCAATGGCACGGAGGTTGCTAACGGCAATGGCTACATCACCGGCGGCGCCACGCTTTCTGGCGTGACCGTGGCAACAACCACCACGAACGATGCCACGTTCGACGCCAACGACGTCACCTGGTCCGCCTCTGGTGGCAGTATCAGCGCTGTGGCTGCGATTCTCTACAACGACAGCGACACCAATGATCCGCCGTTGGCCTTTATCGACTTCGGCGGAACCGAGACGGCAGGCGATGGGACGGACTTCAAGATCGTCTGGAACGCTTCCGGCATCTTCACCTTCACGGTGGCCTGACCATGACCTTCACCATCACCCCAGGCGAACTTCAATACGAGCATGGCCTTGTGCTCAGCGGCCAGAGCTACAAGGTCTTCTGCGCCACCACCGGCACCCTGACCATCGCCAGCACCGTCACGCAATGGGAGGCGGCAGAGATCGCCGCCACTGGTGGCTACGTCGCTGCTACCGGCACCATTGCCGCCGGGGCGCTGAACACCACCACGGGCCGATGGGAGTCGCCGGTGATCTCCGGGCAGTTCGGTCCTGCTAGCGGTGCCGGGTTTCAGTTCGACGCCATGATTATCAAGATCGGCACCGCGCGGACCAGGCCCTATGCGGTGCGCTTGTTTCCCACGCCGATCGTGCTTGCATCCGGCCAGACCCGAGGCTTTCAGTTCACGTTTGGCGTGAAGCCGTGACCCTCAAGGTTGACCTGGAGGATGTGCCATTTGCCATCCTCGAAGCGGTCAAGGAACGGATCCTGGGGAATCGCCGCCGACTGCAGGGACAGCCCGAGCCACGCCCGCGGCCGTCATTGCGCCCCAGGCCGCAGCTCAGGAAGTTTGGCGCCAGCTCGCAGCGGTGGGTGAGGCCGGAGCCGGCAGCGGTGCCAACGGGACAGCGCAACATCGGCCACCTGTGGCGGTTCACCACTGACGAACCGCTATTCAATGATGGCGTGACGTACGGGTTCCAATCTTTTACGATCCAGCCAGCTCTTGGCCCAAATCCGCCCGTGCTGGTGTCAGGTCCAGCGGTTGCGCGTGTTCAGAATCTGCTGATCGGCTACAGGCGCACTACTCGCCTCTATTGCGGCAACGGGTCACAGTATGTCGAGATTGAACACGGAAACACGCAGGCTCAGCTGATTCCGACCTACTCGGGATTCCCGTACGTGCAAGGCCAATCGCCCCTGCAATCAGTAGCGGCGAATGTCTTCTGTGGTCAGGTTGACGCTTTTAACATCATCATCCTGCCGGCGGGCGAGGATCGATTCGTTGTGCTGTTTGTCGCTTACAACAGCATGGCGGCCGTCAATGATTACGTGCCGGTCAACGGCCCAACCAGCACAGACATCTTGGGCAGGGATTTCGCTTCGGCCACATTCCCTGATTACGGCCCCCCGTATCAGCCGACGCCTGGCAGCGCGGTCTATTACTCTGATCTGCAATCATTCACTACTGATATTCGATCTTCTAGCGTGAAGCGCTGCTTTATCTGCAGCAATAGCCGAATCAGAGAGATCAGTTTTCCCTCCAAGATGTCATCGCTGCTCAACACCATTCTGCCACCAGCGCAGACGGAGCGGCGCATTGTGCAGACCGGTGCGCTCTCGCCATCCGGCGCGATTCTCGTTGCTCCCGTTGACGTTCCGGTGTTCACGCCGTCCATCAGTGGCGGCCGTGTCGGCATGTATGCGCTCTATTCAGACGCAAACACGCCGGAGGTCTACAACTTCTCGATCAACCCAGAGAACACCGCCTACCTGTCCGCCGAGAGCATCAACGCCTGGCAGTCCCTGATTGGTGGCGTCGTGCGTCCCATCCCGTCGTCGCTGCGGTGGGTCATGGAAGACACCAGCGCGGGAGGGGCCTATGCGCCTGGGGCGGTCGGCAACCAAGACTTCTTCGACACCAACCTTCCGTTCCGGTACGGCACCTGGCGGGTGCCGAATCAGCAGCCGGAGTACCGCGAGGACTACACCTATGACCCAGCTTCCTACTCGCGCGACATCGAAGCGCATCGGATGCGCCGCATCGGAGTGTCGCCGGTAGAGGAGTTCGAGGGCAGTGAGCTCTACACCGTCAGCGACTGGGGTGAGCCCGACTACTGCCGCCGAGTCTGCCTGGCGATGGGCTTCACCGATGCCGACTTGAGGCCATGACCGAGCAGCTGCAACAGACCACCGATGCACAGGCTGCCCTGGTGGAAGCCGCGCAAATGCGGATCGCGACGCAACGTATCCGGCTGCAGCAGAAACAACAGGCTCGGAAAGCTAGCGGGCGATGAAAGCGTGACGCTATGCGTTTCCCCCACCCCTGGCCCACTGTTGACGCCAATCCTCCTGGTGAGATCGACGGCGGCGGTGCTGCACCGGAAGACACGGCCACCAATGGCGACGACAACGCCGACGAACTGACCAAGCTGCGCAAGCTGGCTGAGAACCTACGAGAGGAGGCCCGTCGTGAGCGGAGCCGTGCACAGGCGGCACAAGCTCAACTCAAGGAGATCGGAGACGCCAACCCGAAGGTCCTCGAAGAGGCTCAGCGCCGGGCCGAGAAAGCGGAGCAGGATCGCCTACTGGCCGAAGAGCGGGCGAACCTCAAGATCCAGCAGATGCAGAAGCAGCTGGAAGACAAGACCGCGAAGGTGCTCAGTGAGGCCCAGACCCGCGCCCAGGCGGCCGAACGCGAGGCCCTGCGCGTCAAGGCAGAGCGGGACTTTCTTGCTGCTGATGGCCTACTGGAAGCCTCCAGCGTCGATGGCCGCACGCCGTTCGATTACGTCTGGCTGTTGCATGGCGACCGGATCGCGGAAGACACTAGCGGCCGCTACATCAAGGACGAAAACGGCCTGCCACTGCTGGATCCAGAGACTAACAAGCGGGTCACCGTAAAGGATTTCTTCTCCAAGCTCCGCGACGATCCCGTGCATGGGATCCACTTCAAGCCCCGCTATGGCTCCGGCGGTGGTGCCCGCGGTGGCTTCGACGGCCGCGTCAGCAGCGGACAGGATCTGTCGCGCCTGAGCACTGCTGAGAAGTTTCAGGTGGCCTTCGGCCGCAAGTCCTGAGCAAGCCGTGCCCGTGGCTTGCGGCTGCGGGCAACTTGCGGCGATACGGGGAAGCGTGATGCACCCCAGCTGGCGTGACGCCACCGAAACCAACACCCCAATTCTCTACCAATGGGACTGACTCTTCTGGAGGCGGCCAAGTCGGAGCGTGATCCGGCCCGTCTCGCCGTTATCTCCGAACTCTCCGAGGGTGACCTGATGGGCGTCGTGCCCTTTCAGGACATCGAAGGCGAAGGCGTCTTCTACGACCAGGAAGGCGAGCTGCCGGCCGTCGGCTTCCGTGGCATCAACGAAACCCTTGAGGCCACCTATGGGGTGATGAATCCCCAGGCCGAGAAGCTGAAGATCATGGGTGCGGAGGTCGATGTAGACACCGCCATCATCGACATGCGTGGCCCTCAGGCTGTCGCCGATCAGGTGCGCATGAAGGTCCGCTCCCTGCGGATGACCTTCGAGGATCAGTTTATCAACGGTGACGAGAGCACCAATCCTCGCGCCTTCGATGGCCTGCGTCGTCGCATCAATACCGGCAGCTCCCAGGCGATCAGCATGGGTGGCGCTCTGTCGCTCTCCGCACAGGATGAGCTGATCGACGCCTGTGACGCGATGGGTGGTCAGAAGTATCTGATCATGAACAAGAAAATGCGTCGGCGCCTCAACACCGCCAGCCGCAACTCCTCCATCGGTGGATTCATCAACTACACCCTGGATGAGTTCGGGCGTCGCGTGACCCAGTACGGCGACGTGCCGATCATCGTGACGGACGTCAACGCACAGAATCAGCCGATTCAGCCCTTCACCGAAGTATCGAGCTCCACCAGTATCTATTGCGTGGCATTCGGTGATCTGCTCACCACCGCCATTCAAGGCCGCGCCCGTGGCCAGTTCGGTGTCAGCGTGCGGCAGCTCGGCGAAGTGTCGGATGCACCGGTCGATCGCACCCGCATCGAGTGGTACTGCGGCATGGCTGTCTACAACGGCCGATCTGCTGCCCGCCTGACCGGCGTGACTGACGCGGCCGTGGTGGCCTGATCCCTTCTATTCACCCTGAGGTAACACATCATGGGAGCTCGCTCCGCAGGCCTTCTGCCCCGCAGGGGCTATACGCTCGACGCGGCCACCGTCCTGGTGGGCCCCGTCGCTGCTGGCACCCGAGGCCGTGCCGCTGAAACCCGCACCGGTGCTGCCCGGATCCTGAACACCCGCCTGGAGGCTCAGGACACGTTCAAGCTGGTGGCTCGTGGCAATGCCTCGGCTGCCGGGCAGTACACCGTGCAGGTGGCTCATGTTCCCGAAGGCGGGACCGTGAATAACAGCCACTACGCCACCATCGCCGTGATCACCTGCGCGCCTGGTATCCAGGAGATCGCGCTGTCCGGCGCTCAAGTCCGTGCACTGGCTGCAGCCGGTGCGTCGATCACTTCCGGAGACGTGCGCGTCGTGGCGATCCGCGCCAACGCTGGCACCGATGCAAACGCTCCCGCTGGCGTCAACACGATCAGCGTGGATCTGGCCTACTGATTCAACACGCCCTGCGGTGCATTCGTGCGCCGTGGGGCTTTTTACTATCTACGAGGACTGAGCAATGGCTTCGTTTGCGATGCCCCAGGGCGTGACGGTTGAGCAGATGCTGGTGGCCATGAGCCAGCGGGAGCCGGAGTCGGCACAAGAGCCTGCACCTAAGGCGAAGCGATCGCGGTCTGACAAGTCGGCTGAGGCGACTGAGCTGGAAAGCTAAGTTATGGCACGGATCCAGCCTGGCACCTACACCCTGCGCATCCCTCAGCGAGCAACGCTTGAGGAGTCGTTGACGCTGAAGGCTGGTGGCCAGCCTGTGAACCTGACCGGCTATACGGTGTTGGCTCAGGTTTGGCGCGACGAAAAGCGCCGGCTCAAGCTGGCAGACCTGACCGTGACGTATGTCAATCGCGCGACGGGCAGCATCAAACTGTCACTCACGCGCGCGCAGACACGGCTGATTACTAGGAGCGGATTCTGGGACTTGCTGGTGATTGAGCCGGACGGGGAAGCGGATTACTGGCTGGAGGGTCCGGCCGTGCTTGATGTTGGCCTGACGGACGATCAATGAGCAACCAGGTTGAGGTCGTTGTCAACGCCGCCAGCGTCCCGACAACCGTTGAACTGACAGCACCTGGACCGCAGGGGCCACCTGGGCCGGCGGGCGCCACTGGGGCGCAGGGCCCGCAGGGTATTGCAGGTCCCCAAGGCCCCGCTGGCGCAACCGGCGCCACTGGTCCGCAGGGTCCATCGGGCGTCATCACTGCCACGGCTCCGGCCACCTACGACGCCGGGACGAAGGCCGTCGGCGTCGCCGTCGGCACCACGGCAGGCACAGCGGCGGCTGGTGATGACAGCAGGTTTGCGGAACTCAAGGCCAGGCTTGACGCCTTCCGTGATGCGACTTGTTTCTATGTCTCAAAGCGCATCACCGCAAGCGACAGCAATAACGGCACAAGCGAGGGTGAACCATTCCTGACGATCGGCGCCGCAGTGGCAGCAGCCAATGCCTACGTCACTGCTAACCCTGGTGCTCGGGCTCGAATCAAGGTTGGGCCGGGCCGGTTCGTAGAGAGTTCCCTGCCATTCAGGACCAAGCCTGACATTCTGGTCAAGGGAGCCAGTCAGCGAGGCACGGTGATTGAGCCGGCCAGTGGTCAAGAACTCAACGGGTTCTTTGCTCTGGACTCCGGTTGCATGGTGGCTGACTTCCGCTTTGCGGGCCACCAGGCAACCGATACCAGCTCGACAGACTCAACAGTCGGAACCAGGGCCTGGGCGGTGCGCCTGAACGAGCTGGCAAATGGCGGGCAGGGCGTGATCCTGACCGCCAGCCCCTACATCAAAGACTGCGCCAGCATCACCGCTGAGGACGACGCGGGCCTGGGCGGCAGCACCAGCACCGGCGACACCGGCGGCGGTGTGCTGGTGGATGGTGCAGCATGCCATCCGACCAGCCCGCTGCGGTCCATCCTCTGCTACGGCTTCACCCAGCAGAACCTCGGGGGCCCCGGTTGCGTTGTGCGGAACGACGCCTATGCCGAGCTGGTGTCTTTCTTCGGCTTGTTCGGCACTTGGCATGTCCAGTGCGAGACCGGCGGCCAGGCGACGCTCAGCGGCGGTGGTGCCAGTGAGTTCGGCATCTATGGCCTGGTGGCCGACGGCTACAGCGGCACAGCGCTCTACACCGGCTCTCTCCGTGTCGCTGCGTCTAGCGGTGCCACCACCGTCGATGTGGTCAGCCTGTCGGCGAACCGCTTGGGCTCCAGCAGCCGGCCCGCGCCGGGGCAGATCATGCTGCTCGGTGGCAATCCCTACGTCGTCCAATCCAGCAGCCCGATCGATGCCACCGGCAGCGTGGTGGCCGATACGGCGCCGACCCGGGCGGGCTACCGAGTGAGCTTCTACAACCCGAGCGGCACCGGCCTGGCGGGCAACGTGGCGCAGGGTGCAACGGCCGACTTCCGGCAGCGGTCGCAGATCAGCGCCGGCTGTCACTCGGCGAACTACGTCGGCAGCGGCACCAACTACTCGGCGCTGCCCTGGAACGGCGGCGTTCCGATCCGTGGCAATGAAGCGGTCGAACGGAATCTCGGTCGCGTGTTCGGCCTGATCGTCAACGACGTGGGCGATGTGCGCATTGCCGGCGGCGCGTTCGCGGTGGACGGGACAACCGGCGCGGTCACGATCAACACCAACCAGTTCAACCTGTCCGGCCTCAACGCCATCGGGCCGTTCAGCCGGAACGGTGGCGCCTCGACTGTCGGCGTGCAGCTGCAGGAGGTGAGCAACAGTGCCTCGCTGCTGGCCAGCACCGGCACCAGCGACGGCAACACCGCGCCAACCCAGTTCGCGGTCAGGACCTACGCGGACGGTCGGTTCCTGGCGGGGCTGACGGCAACCGCGGGGCAGCCACTGACGGTCAGCGACACCAGCACGCAGGACGGCGCGGGGTTCTGGACCCGCAGCCGGAACATCGAGCTGTCGCTGAACGCGCCGAACGGGCTCGCGCGACTGGACGGCTCCGGGCTGATCCCGGCGGCGCTGCTGCCGTCCTATGTGGACGATGTGCTGGAGTTCGCGAATCTGGCGGCGTTTCCGGCAACGGGCGAGAGCGGGAAAATCTACGTCGCCCGCGACAACGGCAAAACCTACCGCTGGAGCGGCAGCGCTTACATCGAGATCAGCGCCAGCCCCGGCAGTACAGACGCAGTGCCCGAGGGCAGCGTCAACCTGTATTTCAGCCAGGCCCGCGCCAGGCAGTCGATCAGCGCTAGCGGCTCGCTGGCCTACGACTCGGCCACGGGCGTCATCAGCTACACCGCGCCGACCCTGGCCAGCGTGGCACTCTCCGGCGCCTACTCCGATCTGGGCGGCCGGCCCACATTGGGAACCGCTGCCGCTCTGAACGTCGGCACCGGCGCTGGCAACGTGGTGCAGCTGGACGGCGCCGGCCGACTGCCGGCGATCGACGGCTCTCAGCTGACGAACATGGCCTCGCTGGTTGGTCCGCAGGGCCCAGCCGGCCCCACTGGCCCGACTGGCGCCACGGGCCCACAAGGTCCAGCCGGGCCTGCAGGGCCAGGCGTGCCGACGGGCGGCACCATTGGGCAGGTGCTCACGAAGCTCAGCGCGACCAACTACGACACTGCATGGCAAACGTCGACTGGCGGCAGCTCCTCCCCCGGCGCAAATCTTTTCCTGAATATCACCAGCATCTGAACCATGGCAGCCAATCCCAGCTACATCTCAACGCCACGCATCGGACGTTGCTCGCTGCAGACGGCAAACACTGCAACGGATGGCACCGGCACGATCACCGATCTGCTCACCGGGGTCGCAGCGGGCACGCGCGTGCTGAGCGTCAACGTGCAGGGCACCGTGCAGACCGCAGGCGCCCTGGTGAACCTGTTCCTGTGGGACGGCACGCAATGGGATCTATTCGATCAGATCACCATTACCGCGACGACAGGCAACAACACCACCAAGGCCTACCGTCTGGTGACGCCATACACCGATCTGGTGCTACCAAGTGCAACATGGAAACTCGGCGCGACGATTACGGTTCAGCCGACCAGTGGGACCGTCCGTGTTGCAGCGTTCGGTGGTGATCTGACATGAACCTGAACTCCGCTGGCTGGCCCGCACAGCTGCTGCGACTGGTCGCCAGATTGCGCAGTGATGGCCTCAACAGCACAACGCCGGTCACTGAGATCAACGGCGGCAACATCAGTGCCACTAATGCTGACATTGCCTTGGTGGTCAAGGGCGCGGGGGCAATATTGGCCAACGTGCCAGACGGAACAGTTGTTGGCGGAAGTAAGAGAGGCCAGTTTGCTACTGATTTGCAAAAGTCTCGCACAATCTCAACCCGTGTCGCATCTGGAACCAACTCAGGAATTTTGAGTGGCTCCAATAATGGGGCCACCTCATCGGGATCTGCCATAGTTGGAGGTGACAACAACACCGCCACCAGCTCTCATGCGTTCGTTGGCGGCGGTCTGTTTAATACAGCATCTGGCATACAATCAGCTGTCTTGGGTGGCAATTCCAATCTGGCAGCAGCCACAAATAGCGTTGTAGCAGGAGGAAGTTCTAACGTTGCTGATGGCACCAATTCCTGTATTCTTGGTGGCCGGCTGGGCTCGACCCGAAGCATAAACGGATTTCATGTATTTCCAGCTTGCAATGCTCCAATTGCAAGCGCTAGTGGAATATCCCAGTGTGGACTTCTGGTCATTGCCAGGGAAACCACAAGTGCGTCTGCAACTGTTCTAGCCAGCA